AAAATTACCAATTTATTGAAAATCCAGAAATTCGATTTCCTGATGTTCCAAATAGATTTTTCCGAGAGAAGAAACAAAAATTTACTGCTTCTCGTAAAGAACATCGTGTTATTCATGATAAGAAACAAAAGAAAATTAAAGAGACTCATAAGGCAACTGTTGAATTTGCATCTGAACCGAATTGGTTTTATGATTTTGTTTCTCAATGTAACACTCGAGGTAATATGTTAACTATTCAAAAGGTTAAATCAATTCTTAAGAGTGAGTTAAATAAGAAAACTCCTCATGAAGATATTATGCAATTATTTGAAACTAAGTGTTATACATGGAAAGCTTCAGATAAAGAAATTAATTATTCTAAATTAAGTTGGTTTATTCCTTATATTCCTGTACGTGTTATGTTCTATCGTATAAACAATCTTGATTCTTTTCGTGATTACGTACGACAAGGCATCACGTTAACAAAAGATCGTTTATTGACTTATGTTAAAGATTATCTTTATGTTGCTGACATGCCTGCACATGAACGTGAGACTTATCGAATGGAACGTATTAATATGTTTAAGGAAATTCAAAGGTCTCCAAAAGTGCAAGCAATGTATTTATCAAAGTTCCCAAAATTCTTTATTGAAAATCATATATATCAAACATACTTTTCTGAAATTAAACGTAAAGCCTTTAGGAGCGATACTCATTTTGATATTCGTTCTGATAAGAAAATTATTAAACAGAAGAATATTGATAAAAATCGCTTTGTTAAAATGCAATTAGCTGAACATGATCAACCTGATTATGGATATTTTCATGATAATTATCTTGAAGCTACTGGTCAAAATAATTCCAGAACAAAGGGATTCTCATATAATGACAGTAAACCTAAATTTGATAAAAGAATGAATTTAGAAGGTGTTGAAACTTGGACTGAGTATTTTGAAGATGTTTGGGAACATTTAGATGAAATTATTGTTGGATGGTATCGTTATACAGTTACTCGTGTAATTGGTACGATAATTAGGATTCTTTATAGTAAACGTGCTGCTGATGTTAAAAACGTTTTTGATGCTTGTGTTGTAGATTGTACACAATTACTCAAACCTAATTTTAGATTATCTCCTGAATTTGAAAAAGTGTTGTTTGAATTAAAAGTAATAATTCACACTCTTTATCATGTTTTTAAAGGTGAAGGTGCTAATGCATTTGCCCATCTTAGTTATTTTGGTATTTCTAGATTTGCTGAAATTCGTGATGGTTTATATTCTTTATCAACTCTTTTCGCCACTCGTAAAACTCAACCTCTTATTTCACATATCACTATTAGTTATAAAGGTTTAAATTATCGTTTAACTCGTCAACAATTTGGTGAACTTCAACAACTTGAACTCCAAGGTCAAAATTTATCATTATTTTTTGCAACTGTAGTTGCTTCTAATGATTTAGAAGGAACCATGCCTAGTGGAATAGATATGTTGGCTTCGTTTGCTTCTGCTTTACATTCTGCAGGCGTTAATAATATGACTGATCAAGAATTGAGACGTGCTATTAGTATTTATAGTTTTAAGAATTATGTTCGTAAAGATTGGACAGATAATGCAAATTTATTAGTCAATGCTGTTAGTTGTTTTACCCGAACTGTTTTTGGCTATGACCCTATGGCTCCTGAATTTAGATTGGTAGTTAATGAAATGATGGGTATTATGGATACAACTGTTGATTGTATACCTATTGCACATGAAATTGCTCGTCGTAAAGATTTGATTCAATTGATTAAGCAAAAATATGAAATTGCCACTGAATTAATTAATAGCAGTCATATGGCAAGTATGCCACATTGGATTCTTACTCCTTTTACTCATAGATATCACCAACTTGAAAAGATGTATTTATCTGCAAAAGCATGTGAGTATAGAACTGATGTTAGAAAACAACCAGTTGTTCTTTTTTTTATTGGAGAAGCTGGTTCTGGTAAGACTTCCTCTTTAGAAAAAGTAGAACAATTGATTTGTTATATTGATGGAGAAGAATATAATGCTGGAAAAGTATTTTCCAAGAGTCCAGATTCAGAATATTGTGAAGGTTATTGTGGAAATAAAATTTTTAAAATTGAAGAATTGTGTCAATTTAAAGATATAGATTCTAGAGCTTTACAATGTGGTTTTATTATTAATGCTGCAAATCCTGCTCATTTTAATATGAATATGGCATTTGGTGGTAAAGGTTATACTTATTTTGAATCAGATGTTCTTGTTCTTACTTCTAATATTTGTGAAGATTGGAAAGCTTGGAAACCTGGTAAGCGTGCCTTAACTCAAATGAATGATTTAGAATTGGGTTTAACTTCAAATGCAGCATTTGAACGTCGTATGGATGTTGTTCTATTACGAAATGGAAAAGCAGAAGAAGATCCTCTTTATAATGTTTTTACTTGTAAACAATGTACATTTTTCCCTGAATATGTTGGTAGAAAAATGTATCCAAATGACATTGCACGACTTTATAAGAAAATAGAACAAGTATATGCTAAACGTGCACATACAAAGCTTATGACTCAAGAAGAACTTGCTCAACAGTTACCTGAAGTTGCAGCTGCACGTGGAATCCCTCCACCTCCAGTTCCAGTTCCAATTATTGATGAAGATGAAGATTTTGCTTCAGTTTCATCTGGTATTTCAACAGTTGATTTTGTATTAGGTGGTGGTGATGATGTTTTTGCTGAAGACTATTTTGATAGAATCAATAATGTTATCCGTGACAGAGAAACAATAGAAGTAATTCCTGAACGTTTACAGAGTGAATTAGAAGAAATTGCTAAAAATGTTCAAACTTTTATGACATTTCAAAACCTTATGGATTATAAAGATGATACCTCACAAATGACAAATGAACAATATCGAAAACTTCTAGAAGGTACCATGCCTCCAAAACCGTCTTTGTCAGAACGATCTATTAATATGAAAGAAACAAATCTCATGAGAGTTTTGAATAATCCTCCTCCTGATAATTTAACTTTTATTACTAGAATTGCTAAGTTATTTTTTAATTATGAAAAATTAACTGACTTAGAGAAAATTGATGCTAGAAGTAAAATCCAAAAATATATGTTTTATGCAAGCATTATTTTAGGTATGACTACTATTCTTGGTTTAGCTATGTATTTTAGTTGTTATATGGGCGAACAAGTTGATCCTATGGCAAATGAAACTGTTGAAGGAACTTCACCTGATAATCGCAAGAACAAACGAGGAGTTCGTTCTCGTCGTGCTGGAAAGAGAGCTGATGCTGGTGCTGCTGCTTCACGTGTTAAAGTTGTAAAACCACTCCAATCTACAAGCAAAGTTGATTCTCCTCTAGATTTAATTGAAGAAGATTCTTTAAGTGATAATGAAATTGAAGCTACATCTGGAGATACAAATTATATGGATTCATTAGTGAAACATATATCCAAAGGTGTAGTTGAAATGACTGTTGGTTCTTTGGATGATAATGGTGAACGTAAAGCACAAACTTGTACTGCTTACCATATTAAAGATGGATGGTTTAGTACTGTTGCTCATGCTTTTTACCGATTTTATGAAGGAAAAGATCCAAAAATTATTCTTCGATGGGAAGGTTATAAGTGTGTTAAGAAAATGCCTACATTTTATCAATGTGGAGATTCTGACCAAATTTTCTTTAAGCTTGAAGGAATAAACTTACCTCCTGCATTATATGGTTATATCCCATCTGAAGCTGATATTCGACCTATACCTAGCGGAACTCCTATGAAACTAGTTGGTAAAAATGAAGATCTTTCTCCCAATATTAAGAGTTTGAATAAAGCCGAAGATATGCATAATGATAATTATATGGATTATAATGAAAATTTTATATTTGAATACCCTATTTATTATTATGCACACATTTGTATGGGAGAATCAGGAAGTCCAGTTTGTATCAAAGGTGATCAAGGTAGACCAATGTTGATTGGTATGCAATGTGCCAGAGACAAGGACATAACGTATGGTGTAGCTACTCCTGTTACTAAAGAAGGAATTGATGAGTTTTTGTTACCTTATGGATTTGTGCCTGGTAAAGATAAGATGATTCCTACTGCTCGAGATATTAATATTCCTATGAAAATTTTGAGAACAGTTCCAATTGAAGAAGCTTATTTTCCCCCGACTTTATCTAGAATACAAAAATCAGATATGTATGCATGGGACAGTACTCCATTTTATGTTCCTGCTAGTTTAACTAATTATATTAATTTAGATGGTATTGAAGTAAATCCTATGTTTAAAGGTATGTCTAAATTAAATCAAGAAGTTAAAGAATTTCCTCCTATTCCTGAATATATTTTTGAATTATTACACGAAACTTATGAAAAACCTACAAAATCTCACCTTTTGAGTTTTCAAGAAGCTTTAGAAGGAATGTCAGATAAAGATATCAAATCTGTATGTTTAAGCACATCTGCTGGATATCCCTATTGTTTATCTAGAAAGAAAGGAAAATCTCCTTATGTACATTATGATGCAAAAAAACTTAAACATGAATTTAAT